GGGGTGAGGGCGGGGGCGGGCCGGTCGAGGCATGGCGGCAAGGGGCGGCCGGATTGGGGACGCATCTTGAGTGGGCCGGCGGTGAACGCGGATGCGGCGCCAGAGATTCTTCGGCCCGCCGAGCGGGCCTCAGAATGACAAGGCTGGCATAGGGACATAACGCGGATTGTTTTACCCGTCAATTGTTCGCGTATTCATTGCGATCGCAAGCAGTTTTCTCTTTTTCTTTAAATGGCAGAAGCAATTGCAACCGTTTGGCAACTGTCGGATGAATTGAAAGCGGCGCTGGGTAGATTAAGCCAGGCCCAGGCGCGCGCGGTCATTCGCATTGTCGAGGCCGAGGTCACGGGCCAGACGGTCGAGGCGCTGTTCTCGGGGAAGAACAAGATTTGCAATCGGGCGACGTATTATCGCCCGCGCGGATGGAGCCACAAGCCGGCTTTCGTTTTGGCGCTCGACCTGGCGCGGCGCGAGGTGCGGGCACAGCGGATGTCGAGCATTGTCAACGAGGCGCTCGACGAGCTAAAGGCGGCGACGCCGCTGGCCGCGCAGGATTTGCGGCGGCAGATCGTGGGAGACGAAGCGGCGATTGATATGCTGGCATCCATCGCGCGTGACCCGAAAAAGAAGGCCGATGAGCGCTTGATGGCTGTGACGAGCCTGGGCGTGATCGGGACGCAGCGCGCGACCGAGGCGCTGCTGGCCGTGGCGAATGATAGTCATGCCGGGATTCGCCTGCGCGTGCTCGAGGTGATGGGCGTGTCGGCGGCGGGCATCAGCCCGCAGCGCCGGCGGGCAGCGGTGGATGTGCTGGATCGCGCGGATGAGCTGACGGCGGATAAGGGCGGGCAGACCGATGACGAGCTTGACGCAGAGATTGAGCGGCGACTGGCACAGTTGGCCCAGGGCGGCCAAGCTCAGGCTGCTGGATCGGCTGGAGCGCCCGCTGCCGAATCTGCTTCGGGACAAGATCCAGGCGGCGGCGCTGAGTACAGCGGCGCGGCTGACGCCTGATGTGGTGGCGGCGTATGCCGCACTGCACCTTACCAATGACGCGGGGAATCCCATCGAGCCGGCGGCGCATCACGCGCTGTGGCTGAGGCTGTTGTGCGATGAGCGGATCGGCAAGCTGCTGATCATTGCGCCGCCCGAGAGCGCCAAGACGACATGGGTCATTTCGGCGTTCGCGGGCTGTTACATGGGGATGTGGCCGCAGCGGAGCGTGATCATCGGCAGCTCATCGGAGAGCGTGGCGGAGAAACGGTCGCTCTCGCTCAGGACGATGGCGCAGACGGCCGAGTGGCAGGCGACGTTTCCGGGGGTCGAGCGGGCGCGGGGGATGAAGTGGGATAGCGTGGAGTGGTCGCTGGCGCCGAACGGCTTGTCGACGCCGGGGCGATTGCATCCGACGATCGCGGCGTATGGCACGGGCGGGAGCGTGACGGGCAGCCGGGCTGACCTGGTGATCGCGGATGACTTGCTGGATTTTGAGAACAGCCGGACGGCGCACCAGCGCGGCTTGGTGGAGCAGTGGCTGCACAATTCGCTGCTGACGCGGCGCAAGAGCCAGGTGGGGCGCGCAATCGTCATCGGGACGGCGTGGCATTGGGACGATATTTACAGTCACGCTCAGCAGGCGGGCGGCTGGGTGGTGTGCCACACAGCGCTGCTGTCCGAGTCGAATGAGGTGTATGCGACGCTGACGTGGCCGGATGATTGGGGGTATGAGGTGATGGGGACCTCTCCCCCGGCCCCTCTCCCGCCGCTGGGTACAGCGCCGCTGGGTACAGCGGCAGGCGAGGGGGGTTGACGTGCCGACGACGACGCGGGTTCTTTTACATTCTAACGGCCCGGCGCTATGGCCGGAGCACAGACCTCTGGCGGAGGTGAAGGAGCTGGAGGCGACGACGCCGGAGCCGATCTGGTGGTGCACATACCAGGGCCGGCCGACGCCGCCGAGCGGGCAGGTGTTCCGGCGGGAGTGGTGGTTTGCGGACGGGCGGCGCTTTGACGCGGGCGACCCGTGGCACGTGAATGCGTGCGTGGCGCGGTGGCTTTCGTGGGATACGGCGTTCAAGGATACGGCGACAAGCGCGTTTACGGCGTGCAGCGTGGGGGAGCTGTGGCCGGATTACCGGCTGGCGCTGCGGGAGGTGTGGCGGCGCAAGCTGCAGTTTCCCGATCTGCCCGAGATGATTGCGGCTTTCGCTCGACGATACAACGGCGACAGCAAGCTGCGCGGGGTGATCGTCGAGGACAAGGCGAGCGGGATCAGCGCACTGCAGACGTTGAATGCTTCGGCGGAGGATTGGCTGAGGGGGCTGCTGGTGGCCTTTCCGCCGAGCGGGGACAAGGAGACGCGGGCGAATCAGGCGGCGGTGTGGTGCAAGAATGGGAGCATCTTGCTGCCGTTGGCGAACGAGGCGGCCGAGTGGCTGGTGGATTTCGAGGACGAGTTGTTCACGTTCCCATCGGGGGCGTTCAAGGATCAGGTGGATAGTTTTTCGCAGTTGGCGATCTATCTGGAGCATTTGTTGAGCGACGGATACCGTCAACGGTCGAGAGATTCTTCAGATTCTTCGCTTCGCTCAGAATGACAAGGCTGCCTCAGAATGACAGGGCCGCAGTAGGTAAAACAATGCCAGTTATGAGTCATCGCCATGCCTCAGTGGTGGAATAACATGATCGGTCGAGTTGCGTCTGTGCTGACGGGCGGCGCGGTGTCGAGCCAGGCGGGGTATTACGCTCAGCGCTGGGCGCCGGCTGAGCCGCCAGACTGGGATACACTGCTGGCGTATTACCAGAACAACGGTCTGTACAACCAGATGCTGACGGGCATCAAGGCGGCGGGGTATTGGACCGAGTCGCTGCGCCCGATCCGCAATCCGGCGAACGCGGTGGTGGAGTTTTACGCGGCGACGCTGTGGCCGGGGATGCTGCCGGATGCGCTGCCGATCGTGACGGCCAATGCGGCGATCATCACGCCCATCCAGCAGGTGTGGAAGTGGTCGAACTGGTCGGCGCAGAAGCAGGTGATGGCTCGCTGGCTGGCGCTGTATGGGAATGTGTTCATCAAGGCGACGACGGGCGACGGCGACAAGGTATATCTGCAGCTCATCGCGCCCGATCGTGTGCCGAATTACGAGCTGGACGAGCGCGGCTATGTGACGACTGTCCGCATTGATACGGAGATTGAGGACAAGGAGGGCAACGAGCGCACGCACACTGAGATCTGGGACAAGGAAAACGGCTATCGCATATGGGTGCATGCCCAGGGTGAGGGTGCGAGCGAGGAGCAGATGGGCACGCCGAAAGAGGTGCGGCCACTGAATGAAATTGGCATTGACTTTGTGCCGGTGGTGCATTGCAAGTTCAAGGACACGGGCGACCAGCGCGGGGTGGGGGCGTTCGAGCACGCGCTGGATCCGATTGACGAGGCGAATCGCCAGGCGACGCGGCTGCACCAGATGCTGTTTAGGCACAACAAATCAGTTTGGGCGCTGCGGGCGAACGGGATGGACGCGGCGGGCAGGCCACTGCCGGCGCCGGTGATTAACAACAGGGGCACGGGGACGGGCGCGAGCGACACGCTGGAGGTCGGCGACGATCAGATCGTCCGGCTGCCGGGCAACTCGCAGTTGGAGTCGCTGGTTCCAAACATCAATTATGAATCGGCGCTGAAAATCCTGGAGGCGCAGATCGAGTTTATCAAGCGCGACTATTTGCCCGAGCTGGCGTGGTACGACCTGATCAACAACTCGCAGGCGAGCGGGCGGGCGATCCGGTTGATGCTGACGGCGGCGACGGCGCGGGTGCTGGAGGCGCGCGGGAACGCGGAGGCGGCGCTGGCGCGGGCGGAGGCGATGGCGCTGACGCTGGGGGTGAATACGCGCGTGTTCAGCGGCATCGGCGAGTACGCCGCGCTGAGTACAGCGTCCGGATTCGAGCACGTCTTTGCGCCGCGACCGGTGATCGCGGTGGATGGCGCAGAGCAGGCTGAAGAGGCGCACAAATGGACGCAGGCGGGTGTGCCGGTGGATACGGCGGTGACGTGGGCGGGCCGGTCGCAGGCTGAGATTGAGGCGATGAACGAGGCGGCGGAAGCACAGAGGGCGCGCGACCAGGCGGGCCTGGGGCAGGCGCTGTTGGAGGCGCAGCGCAAATTCGATCAGGGCGCTGGGCGCGAAGCGAGCGAGGGCGGCCAAGTATGAAGTCTATTCGGATCGCGGGCGTCACATGGCGCATCGAGCATCTGAGCCAGGGTGAATTGTTTGAAAAGTCTGGCGAGGATTTGCTGGGTTATTGCGCGTGGCCAGATTGTGTCATTCGGTTGAGGGCGGATATGCCGGCCGATCGTGCGGCGACCGTCTTGTTGCACGAGATCCTTCACGCGATCGCCGACGATGCAGACTTGAATCTGCCCGAGGGCGCTTTGCGAAAGTTGAGCACGGGGTTGTTTGAGGTCATGCGTAATAATCCGGCGCTTATCAAATTGGTGGCGAATGCCCGATCCGGGTGAACCGCTGGTGGTGCGGGTGATGCGCAAGTTTGCGTCGCAGTTGCTGGCGCGCGAGGGCGTGCAGATGGACGAGATGGCGCGGCGCTGGCTGAGCGTGGAACGCTCACTGCAGGAGCAGATGGACGGGCTGGCGCGGGAGATCGCGGACCTGCGCGCGGCCGGGGAGACGGTGAGCCGGGCGAAGCTGGCGCGGATGGCGCGTTACCGTTCACTGCTGGCGCAGGCGCAGGGTGAGATCGGGCGGTACATTGATTACGCGGACCGCACGATCACGGCCAGGCAGCTCTCGTTTGCGGAGATGGGTTTGAATGATTCGGCGCGGGCGATCGAGGCGTCGTATCAGATGAATTATTTGGAGGCGTCGTTCAACCGGCTGCCGGTGGAGGCGGTGGAGCGCATGGCGGGGCTGGCCGGCGACGGGTCGCCGCTGAGGACGCTGCTGCGCCAGGCGTGGCCGGAGGCGGCGGACGGGATGACGACGCAACTGGTGAATGCGATTGCTCTAGGCAAGAATCCGCGCGTGACGGCAAAGGCGATGGCGGATGGCCTGGCAAATGGTTTGAATCGCTGCCTGACGATCGCGCGGACGGAACAACTGCGGGCTTACCGGGACGCGACGCGGGCGCAGTATCAGCAGAGCGGGGTGGTGCGCGGGTACAAGCGGATCGCGGCGCATCAGAGCCGGACGTGCATGGCGTGCTTGCTGGCCGACGGGAAGGTGGTGACGGTGAGCGGCGAATTGGGCGAGGGAGCGTATAGCCTGGATCAGCATTTCCAGATGCACCCACAGTGCCGGTGCACGATGGTGCCGGTGGTGATCGGGATGCCGGAGATCCAATATCGAACCGGGCTGGACTGGTTCAGGGCGCTACCGGAATCGCAGCAGCGGCTGCAGATGGGCGACAAGTATTTTGCGGCGTGGAAGGATGGGGTGTTTGACTTGCCGCAACTGGTAGGGGTGAAGCGCGATGCGACGTGGGGCGATAGCCTGCACGTGCGGTCGCTCAAAGATCTGATGCGCAAGGAGTGAAAATAGATTCACTCTGGAACACAAGGCAGGTGAAGTATGCCAAAGAAAAAGGGAGGCTGTAAAGCCGGAACTGTGTTCAAATCGAAAGAGGCTAAGCGCAAGTATGAAGCCTACAAGCACATTCATGGCTTAGCTAAAAGTCAGCGCCGCCGCAAGAAACGCAAGTGAGACGGCGCCCGAGTCAACGTATCGAATCGCGGGCAAGAAGTGACCCGTGACGGGTAACATAATCGCCCTTATGTGACGCGCTGAGTACAGCGTGAGCGCTGAGTACAGCGTGAGCGCTGAGTACAGCGTGAGCGCTGAGTACAGCGTGAGGAGATTGAAATGCTACCAGAACAACCGGCCGCGACGGCCACCACGACGCCCGTGACGGGCGCAACTGAACCAGGCGCACAGACTCCGCCCGCCGTGACGGCGGACGATTTGAAGGCGCAGATTGCCAAGCTCGAGGCGGCGGTGAAGGACGCAAACAAGGAAGCGGAGAAGCGCCGCAAGCGTTTGGAGGAGCTGGAAAAGGCGGAGACGGACCGGCAGGCTGCGCAGCTTTCCGAGACGGAGAAGCTGCAAAAGAAATTGTCGGAGGCGGAGCGAAAGGCGATCCAGCTCGAGGAGGAGGTGGGGCGCATGAGGCTGAGGAGCGCGGTGGAGCGCGCGGCGGCGCTGCCGACTGATAAACACGGCGGGTTCCAGGACCCGAGTGATGCGTACATGCTGGCGGACCTGGCGGCCGTGACGGCCGGCGAGGACGGCACGTATAAGGGCATCCAGGAAGCGCTGGAGACACTGGCGAAGGCGAAGCCGCACCTGGTGAAGGCGGCGGCCACCACGACTACTACGGTGGCGGGCGTTCCGGCCAGCCCCAAGCCGGTCACTCCGCAGAAAGTGACCCAACCGGAGGACGACCGGCGCAAAGCGCAAGTGGGTCAAGACATCAGACAAAGATTCTAGGGAGGTTACGATGGCTGATCTATCAGCACAAACCGTCTGCCGCCTGGTGCGCGCAGAGGAAGGCCAACTGGAGACCGCGCCGGCGGGCGAGGCGATCACGATTGGATCGTACGTCCAGATGGGGACGGCGGGCAAGTGGGTGAACGTGAACAGCGGCGATGGGACGGGCAACGTGGCGCACGGCGGGATCGCGCTGAATGCGGCTGCCGCTGCGAACCTGCCCGTGACCGTGGCGCTGGCCGGGGCGCAAGTGGACATGGGCAATATCTTTACCGGCATGAATTGGGGTGCGAGCGTGTTCGTGGGGTCGGCGGATGGCAAGCTGGCCGACGCGACGGCGGGCACCAATCACGTGTGCGGCCTGGTGTGGCCGCTCCAGGGCGAAACGACCACTGCCGAAGTTTACGGCAAGGGTCTACGGATTCTCGGTTAGGGGGATGAGAGATGGCTAACAATCAAATCGCTTATGGGTTCATGGGCCTGACCGAGATGTTTGCGGAGCGCGTGACGGCGGTCAACATGGGGCTGGTGACGCGCGCGATCGAGGAATCGCAGACCGAGTATAACCGGCAGTTGAGCGCGATCATGGCGACGCTGGCGAGCCGCGTGACGCTCGCACAGGAGAAGGTGGAGATCCCGGGCAGCGGGACGCTGCAACCGCTGGACGAGTACGGCAATCCGAAGCCGGTCCCGCCGCTGGGGAACTATACCTGCGGGTATCCGATCCAGGGCGGCGGCACGGCGTGGGGCACGAACCGCGTGACGCAGGCCTTGCTGACGGTGGGCGAGGCGAACCGCGCAACGGTGGATGCGCAGGGCAAGGACCTGGACTGGATGCGCCGACATTCGCTGGCGGCGATGTTGGCGGCTGCGAACTGGACGTTTGCGGACGCCGAGGCGGGCAACCTGACGGTTGTGCCGCTGGCGAACGGCGACACGGTGACTTATCCGCGCGTGGGCGGCGGCGTCCCGGCGGTGGACACGCACCAACTGGCGCAGGCGGCCGCGATCAGCGACACGGATCCGTTCTTCCCGACGCTGTATTCCGAGCTGGCCGAGCATCCAAGCAACTCGGGGCCATACGCGGCTTACATTCCCACCAACCTGGTCTCGTCCGTGATGGGTCTGACGTCGTTCGTGACGGCGCCGGAGATCGCGATCCAGCCGGCGGTGACGCAGGATCAGATCGTGGGCAACCTGGCGGAGGTGCAGCGAATGGGGAGCCGCGTCCTGGGGTACGTGAAGGGATACGGCTATGCCATCGAGTGGCCGGCGCTGCCGGATAATTACGGCATCGGGATCGCGCTGGGGGCGGAGGCGCCGCTGGCGCAGCGGGAGTATGCGGCGGCCGAGCTGCAGGGGTTGTTCAGCGAGTCGCACTCGCCGGACGGGAACCGGCTGGAGAACCGGTTCATCCGCTATTGCGGGTTCGGCGGGCGGAATCGCGTGGCGGCGGCGGTGTTCCGGATCGGCAACGGCACGTATGCGGTGCCGACGGGGTTCACGCCTCCGCTGTCGGCCTAGTAAAGAGGCAACTAGCAATAGGGGCGACGCAACGTCGCCCCTACACGAGGGGGTGAAAGGTGAAGTTTCAATTGACGAAAGAACAGATAAGCCAGATTATATCCATCGTGATCTCGGCGATCATTGCGCTGCTGGCGGTGTTTGGCTACGACGTGGGGATCATGCAGCCCCGGCTGGCGGCGCTGAGCGCGCCGGCGGCGGGCAGCCAAACGCTGACCAAGTTCGACGCGCTGCAGGTGAGCAAGCTAACGGTGGGGAGCGCGGCAACGTTTAGGGGTGGGAGCACCACAGCGATTGCGGGCGATGTGACGATGGCCGGGTACTTTACGCCGACGAATCTGGTGGCTACCAATGCGACGTTTGCTCTGCCGGTGGTTCTGAGCTCGGCGAGCATTACGCCGACAGACGGCGGGAGTCTTACGATCACGGCGGACCTGGTAACGTTGACGCCGGCGGGTGCGGTGGGGACTGACCTGGCTGCGTGCACAACGGGCAAGCGGGCAGTGTTGTATAACAGCATCGCAGCGAATGTGGTGATCACTGATACTGGGAATGGGGTACTGGCAGGCAACCAAACTCTGGGCCAGTATGATACGCTGCAGCTGGCGTGCTTTGGGTCCAAGTGGGTTCAGGTTGGGCCGGTAAGTGCGAATTAGAATCGGGAGGCGTGCATGGATGCTGGAATCTTGGCACAACGGGACGGGCTGGCGCTGCGGCGGATGACGGCGGCATGCGACCGGCTGTCGAGGGCGCTGGCTTTGCCGGATGTCTCGGCGTCGCTTGCCGCGGTGACGGGGGAGCCGGGGGTGAAGGCGATGAAGCAGCGGGAGCTGCTGGCGGCCTGGCTGGAGACGGCCGCTGAGCACGCTGAGGCGAAAGCGAAGGCAAAGGGCAAGGGCTGATGGCTGCACCGATGAGCTATACCGAATCCACGTTGGCTGAGTTCATGCTGGAGTGCCTGAAGGACGTGGCGACGGCGCTGGGCTGGACGGGGCTTTCGGACGTGCAGGAGGCGGTGAATGAGACGCTGCTGGCGTATGGCGTCTCGGACATCGCTTCTGCGACGGAGATCCGCAAGCTGCGGGGGCTGGCTCGCCGGGAGGTGTGGCGCCAGGTGCGCTCGGCGACGGCGGGGGATTATGACTTTTCGGCGGACGGCGGGAGTTATCACCGGTCGCAAATCCATGCACAGGCTAAGCTGGAGTTTGCGCTGGCGGAGAGCGCCGCGTCTATCTATGACGCCGAAAGCGCGCAGGCGGTGGTGATCCAGGCGGTGGAGTATGCAAACGACCCTTACGGCATCCCGGATCTTTCGGAGTATGCGACGTGAGGGTGTTTTCGACCGGGGAGCTGGAGGCGCTGCAGGGGACGCAGGAAGGGGCGATGCAGGACAGGTGCGTGCTGCTGACGCGCGGATCGGCGGGGACGGACGAGCACGGGCAGCCGATCGCCACGTGGACGGAGAGGGCCGCGACCGCGTGCGGGTTTGGATATCCATCGCCGCGCGAGGCGATGGGGGGCGCTCAGGTTCCGGCGACGCAGGGGCGGGTGCGCTTGCCGCTGGATACCGATGTATCGAACGTGGATCGGGTGCGGTTGACGCATCGGTTTGGGGCGGCGCTTTCGCCGACTGAGACATTCGAGGTGGTGGGGGAGCCGAGGCGCGGGCCGAGCGGGCTGGCGCTGGACTTGAAGCGGAGGACCGGGCCATAAGGCGAGGGCGTAGGGATTCTTCGCTGCGCTCAGAATGACAAGGCCGCCTCAGAATGACTAGGCCGCCTCAGAATGACTAGGCCGCGATAGGTAAAACAAGATAGGTTATGTGACGCGGATTTGTCAATCCGCTGGAGCACAGCATGAGTGATGCGAGTGTGTCGTGGAATCTGGACGTTGACCGTTTGCAGGTGACGATGGCGAATGCGAGCGAGGCGGCGCTGACGGCGCTGGCGCACGAGATCGAGGGCGAGGTCAAGGTCAAGATTCGGGGGAATGATCAGGTGGACACGGGGTTCATGCTGAATTCGGTGTACGTGACGACGCGCTCGAGCAGCGGGTATGCCGAGGCATCGGCAGCGGCGGGGACGCGCGCGCGCTCGGGCAAGGGGCGGTACGTGACGGCGAGGGTGAAGCGGCGCATGGCGCAGCCGGTGAGCCTGGTGGGCCGGGCAGTGGCGGCGGTGGCGGTGGGGGCGGAGTATGCGATCTGGCAGGAGCTGAAGAAATCGTTCCTGTTCGCGGGGGCGCAGAAGGCGTGCGCGGCGGCGGGGGCGAAGCTCGAGGCGGTCTACCGGTCGAGGCTGAGATGATTGACATCGAGGCGACGCTGCGGGCGCATCTGCTGACGGTGCCGGACCTGGCGGCAAAGGTGGGGACGCGGATCTATGGCGGTCCGGATCTGCCACCGGGTTATACCCTGGCCGACGGCGCCGCGATCTTGCTGGCGGTGCGGGGCGGGCCGCAGCACTATTCATCGGGGCTGTTCACGGCTTCGGTGCAGTTCCGATGTTACGCGAACGGAAGCGTGGCGGTGCGGGAGCTGGACGGCGCGCTGTACGACGCGCTCAACGACGAACAGTTCGGGGTCGTCCGGATGGCTCGGCTGGACGATTACCCGCAGCTCTTGACCGAGCCGGAGACGGACTGGATGTTCAGTCTGTCGTTTTATACGGTGACAATCGGATCATAAGGGCGAGGGCGAGCCTCGCCCCTACAGGAGGTTGATATGTCGTTTTCAAATGCGGTCGAGCTGACGCCGGTTCAGGCGGTGCGCACCGGGCTGGTGCAGGCGACGATCCTGGCGGCGGCGTCGGCGAACGGGAACAAGTGGCACGACGATGGGCGGTGTGTTCTGATTGTCAAAAACGACAATGCTGCCGCGTGCGTCGTGACGAAGAATATCGATCAGACGCAGGATGGCAACGCCGTTGCCGCCCCCACAGTGAGCGTGGCGGCCGGGGCGGTGGGTTACATCGGGCCATTCACGCCGCTGTATCAGAACGGCGGGACGGATATGTGCTACGTCACGTATGGCGTTACGGCGTCTGTCACAGTCGCCGTGGTGCGGGTGTGAGGTGAGATATGGCACACGATAGTTACAAAATCATCTTGACGCCGGCGCGGCACCTGTACGCGCCGCTGGCGACGACGCTGCCGGCAGATAGCCTGGCGGCGGGGGGGGCCTGGCCGTCGGGCTGGGTGGACCTGTACGACACGCAGGAGCCGACCAAGATCACGTGGACGATCGAGAAGTTCATCCGGTACGTGGAGCAATCGCTGGCGCCACGGCGCACGTGGATGATCAAGCGCGAGGGGCAGGTGGAGACGGTGCTGTCGGAGTTTTCGATGACTAACCTTTCCGTGGCGTGGGATGGCTCGGTGGCGATCACGTCGCCCGGGCCGGGCGTGACGGGCAAGGAGGTGTGGACGCCGCCGACGGGGGTGTTCATGACGGATCGGATGTGGGGGATCGAGGGCTCTTACGTCTCGTCTGCCGGCAACACGCATCCCATCCGCGTGATCCTGTACAAGGTGAACGTGGAGTCGGGCGGGGGTCTGACCGTGGGCAAGAGCGAGAACGTGGGCATCCCGCTGAAGATCCAAGGGATGGACGACGACAGCGGGAACCACATGACGATCACGAAGATTACGGCGCCGGCAACATAGCGTTGAGTACAACGACGGCGTTGGGTACAACGCACGTTGGGTACAACGCACGTTGGGTACAACGCACGTTGGGTACAACGCACGTTGGGTACAACGCACGTTGGGTACAACGCACGTTGGGTACAACGCAGGGGCAGGGAGATCCTGCCCCTACAAGGATGTGGGATGGATACGATCAAGGTCACGCTGGGCGAGCGGGAGTACGAGCTCGAGCCGCTGCCGCACAAGGCGAACAAGGTCTGGCGCAAGCTGGCCGAGGAGAAGCTGGGCGTGCTGCTGAACGGCGCGAATGCGCTGGCGGGGATGGAGCTGAACTCGGGCGCGGACGTGGTGCGGGCGATCGAGCGGCTGGCGCGGTCGATCATTTTCGATTCGCCGGATGCGGTGTTCGAGCTGCTGATGGAGTATTCGCCAGAGCTTCGGGCGGCGCAGGGCACGATCGAGAATGAGGCGACGGACCGGCAGTTGTTCGACGCGCTGATGGAGGTGGTGCAGCAGGCGTACCCTTTGGCCGGCAGGCTGGCGGGGAATCTGCCTGGCCTGCAGGGAGTCTTGACCTCTACGAGCTCGCCCGAGCCGAATGGGGACTTGACGAAGCAGAGCTCGACGGCGTGATGCTGGCGCAGTTGACCGAATCATACATCCGGCGAAAGACGTGGGAGGCGAGGCTGCTGGCGCTGACGATTGTCAATGCGCTGGGTGGGGTACTGGCGGGCGCTGGCGGCGCACGCACAGCGTCGCTGGACGAGATGATCGCGTCTCTGAAGGATTAAGCATGTCCATCAAGGCGGGTGATGCGGTTCTGTATCTGGGGACGGACCGGAGCAAGCTGGAGGCGGGGCTGCGGGATGCGAAAGCATCGGTGAGCACGTGGGCGTCCGAGACGGCGGCGACGGTCGGGAATAAGATCACCGATGGGCTGAAGAAGGTGGCGGAGGTGGCGGCGGGGGCGCTGCTGGCCACGGGGGTAGCGGGCGCGGCGATCGGCGTGAAGGCGGTGCAGGCGGCGAGCGACTTGAACGAGTCGGCGAGCAAGTCGGAGGTGGTGTTTGGGGAGTTCAATGACCGGATCGCGGAGTTTGCCAAAACCGCCGATTGGGCCTTTGGGCTGACGAAGCAGCGAGCATTTGAAACGGCGGGGACGTTCGGCAATCTGTTTGTGAGCATGGGGCTGGGGAAAAAAGAGGCTGCCGGCATGTCCATTGACTTGATCAAGCTGGCGGGCGACCTGGCCTCGTTCAATAACCTCAAAATCGAGGACGTGCTGGAAAAGCTGCGGGCGGGTCTCATCGGCGAGGCCGAGCCGATGCGCTCAGTGGGCGTGCTGCTGAGCGAGGATACGATGAAGGCCAAGGCGCTGGCGCTGGGCCTGGGCGATCTGAAGGGCAACCTGACCGAGGGCGAAAAAGTCCAGGCACGTTACGCGATCATGCTCGAGCAAACGAAAACCGCGCAGGGTGATTTTGCGCGGACCTCGACCGGGCTGGCGAATAGCCAGCGCATCCTCAGCGCGGTATGGCAGAACACACTGACCGACCTGGGCCAGGTGTTGCTGCCGCGCGTGACGGGCGCGCTGCAAAATCTGATGCCGATTCTCCGCAAGGATATTGTCCCGATGCTCCAGGGCGGGTTTGTGAACCTGGATAAGTTCATTGACCAGGCAGGCACATCCACCAAGTTTTTCTTTGACGCGATCCGCGCGGGCACATCGCCGGTGAGCGCGCTTTCGATGGCGCTGAAGCAATTGCTGCCGCCTGAGATGGCGGGCCAGATTGACCAAATAAGAAACTTTATATTACCTATCGAGACGGGGGTGCGGAACCTGGTCGGCGCGATCATCGGGAGCGGGCCGGAGGTGAAGCGGGCGATCGAGAATATGGCGACGAGCGCGGGGAAGCTGACGTCGTACATCAGCCCGCAACTGGCCAAAAATATCGGCGATGCGCTCACTTCGATTGCGAATCTGTGGACGGCGCACAAGGGCGAGATCCTGGCAGTGGTGGAGATTGTGTGGAACGGCGTGGTGGCGACGATCGGAGGGGCGCTGACGCTGGCGAGCGGCGCGCTGAGCGCGGGCCTGAAGATTTTGGAGGGTGACTGGGGCGGCGCGTGGGAGACGATGAAGGGATCGTTTGATTCGTTCAACCGGATGGTGCTTTCGCTGGTGGGGACGACGCCTGAGCAGGCGAGCAAGGTGTGGGCGGATAACTGGGGGATGTTCAAGATCATCGTCAAGGAGGGATGGGACAAGCTGCAAGATATGGTCTCCACGTCGCTGGATCTGGCGACGAAGGACATTCAGAACTGGATCATCGGGCTGGGCCAGAACGTGATGAAAATCAAGGACCTGGCGGTGGAGTTTTCGAAGGCGGGTTCGGCGCTGATCGAGGGACTGAAGGAAGGCATCAAGAAGAAGTTTGATGAGGTGATTGCATGGGTGTCGCAACTGATCGGGCAATTGCCGCTGGTGATCAAGAAGGCGCTGGGCATCAGCTCGCCTTCGGCGGTGTTTGCGGCGATTGGCCGGCAGAGCATGGAGGGGCTGACGCTGGGGCTGCAGCAGTCGGCGAGGCTGCCGCGCCTGGCGCTGGCGGCGGTGTCGGCGATGCCGAGCGAGTCGCGGGTGTATACGGATAACCGGCGGTTCAACATTGTGAATCAGGATGCGCTGGCGGCGCAGGCGCACCTGGCGTGGATCGAGCGGGAGCGCCGGCTGAATGATTGGATGGGATGATGGCGGCGATCTCTATACTTGAGTTTGCGATTCGCTATATTGACGAGACGGAGGCGGATTCGCCCGCAGCGGCGGAGGTGAGCGCGGTGAATCTGCTGTACGGGGCGGGCTACACGCTGGCGCAGAACGGGTTCAATCCGCAGACGGCGACGAGCGAGGACGAGCGGGTGATCGAGACGATCACGCTGGACGTGGAGGGGACGACGACTGACCTATTGGCTTCACGGCTGGCGACGCTGACGGACGAGCTGCGCAACGTGCAGCGGATGGCGGCGGATCCAACGTCGCCGTTTGGGGCGTGGCTGCGGCGCAAGCTGAAGGACGAGACGAATCCGCTGCAGGCGATCATCCACGACATGCGGGTGGATACGCGCCAGCACATTTTCACGCCGGCGACGGAGCGAGGCAACTATGTGATTGACGTGGTGATCACGCTGACGCGGGGGCCGTGGGAGGCGACGGCTTCGATGGCTACCATTACCTTGCCTAATTTGTCGAGTTTTTGCGGGGCAGGAAATATCTATTCTATTTTAGGGGACGCCCCGGCCAGAGTAGTGAAGGCATTATTTAGAAGTGGTCAGCCTCCATCACCAACGATGGGACAATTGTGGGCTGGCATCAAGGCTAAAGAGGATCTTGACCTATCAAAATTCTTACCCGTGTGGGAATTGGAATTGGGTGTCATGGGTACAGATACCTCAGTCGTTGCGGATGGAAATGCGAGTGGAGGAAATGTAGCACGATGCACATTCGCAACGGTGAGCGGATTGAGTGAGCGTGTAGCCATAACGAACGCTATGGCATGTGGATATGATACGACCAAGTACGTTCACCAACGTGGCAACTATGTCGTGCTCTTGCGGTTCAAGGGAGGAACATCAACATCGTATCGTTTCCGGCTCGATCACGGGAGCCGGATACCTGGTATTGTCGAATACATCACAGGTAATCTAGTCGAACAGTCAACGGATTCGAGTTCAGCCTATTACGTGGTAAACCTTGGGGTTGCGCGAATCCCACACGTCGAACGCGGGTACATGGCATTGAACCGTGGACAATTTGCATTTCGCATGATGGCTGAACGAGTTTCTGGTTCTGGAAACTTGGATATGGATTGTTTGGGATTGATACCTCTTCCACCCCAAAATACATTTGGCGGGTTCTTTTATGCCTGTTTCTTTTCAACTGGCGATGATGGATTTTATTTTAGACATTATGCCGATGACGCCAAATCTGTTACAACACGTCAATATAGCTTGCATGCTGATAGCGAGATGCTGGGTGGAATACCGCCAGGTGATTCACAAATGGTAGCATGCATGACGTCTGAAACCGGAGTGAGTCTATTGACTGAACATACTGACGTGACGATCTCGGCGGCGTTTGCGCGGTATGCCAGCCGGGTATTGAGGGGGGCGGCGTGAGGCTGCCTTACGAGATCGTGATGGGGCCGCTGTTGACGGAGACGAGCGGATTGCATACGATCGTGACGAAGCGATTCCCGACGTGGTCGCACACGAAGCGGCGGGTGGGCGGGGACTGGATGGGCGGCGGCGAGTTCGTGGGCAGCGCGCTGGAAAAGGTGTCGCTGTTCACGTATGGGCTCGGTCGCCGGATATGGGTCAACGTCGGGGCAAATCGAGTCTGGGACGGTTTCACCGGCGAGATGGAGCTGGACCTGGGCGGGACGGTGCTGCGGCGCAGCCTGATTGACGAATCGTTTGGGAATGCCGTGCAGGCGTATTTTACGCGCTCGATGGGCGAGAATCTGCTGGCGAACGGCTCGGCGGAGCTGGGGGATACGGGGTGGGGTTTCATTACAGGCTGGCATCCCAACCGATCTGCGATCTGTCCAGATGGGCTGCCGGCCGATCAGACGCCGTGGGTGGCGCACGGGCAAAAGTCGTTTTGGATGGAGACAAAAACTGATAAAGCTGGCGGCAGGAAATTCACGTGCGGCAACCTGGTGGCGGGATCGAGCTACGAGGTCAATTGCATTCTCAAGTCATACGGCTGGTGGAGGGTCGAACTGCGGCGCAGTGATACGAACCAATCGCTGGGCGAGGCGGAGACGGATGGATCGGACGCCGTTCACCACATTTCATTTTCTTTTTATAACGGCGACTTTAGCGGGGGAGTTTACTTGTGGATCTTTGGGCAGGAGGATTGCACGTGCTACGTGGACGGGGCCGGCGTATATCGCAAGGGCTATCCCTCGATGACGGGGTGGCAGACCGAGGCGGATTCCATCTCGCGTTTCGGGCGGGTGGAAAAGATTTTGTCGCTGGGGGCGCTGGAGGACGCGGCGGTGCTGGCGCACGTTCAATCGGTGCTGCCCAAGATGGCGTGGGCGCGGCCCAAGCCACCCGACGAGTTATTTGCGCGCTCAACGGGCGAGCAGGAGAACAAGCAGATCAGGTTGACGGTGCGCGCGGTGGGGCGCGTGTGGACGATGGCCTGGCTGTACATGGCGATCAGCGGGACGGGGACGGTGTCGGACCGGCTGACGCAATTGGCGACGGGGATGCCGTATTTCAGCGTGGGGCACATCACGACGAACGCGACGGCGCTGAAGGTGTACGACCAGGGGATCCCAGCGCGGCGCTGGGACGCGGCGGAGGCGGCGATCTCGATGGCGGACTCGAGCGGCAACTTTTATCGTGGGGGAGTTAATGCACGTTATTTTACCTATGATGCGCTGAGCACAATTGACTGCCCGCTGTTCGACCGCGGGCGGCTGCTGGAGCGGCCGGCGCGCCGGGAGGCGCACGCGCTGCTGGCGGAGCCGGGCTGGGTGGAGGTGTTTCGCTCGCCGATCTGGGGGGGCGGGCTTTCAGGCAAGACGGAGCTGGCGCTGATCAGCGAGGTTGGCTTTACGGCGCCGGATAAGCTGACGTTGAGGCGGGAGCAGTTGCAATGAAGGGGATGGGGCCGCCACCGGAATTCCGGGGGGCACGGAACACATCGGAGCAGTTGCCTTCATCAGACGTGCCCGGGCTGGTAGCCACGCTGCTGGGCGAGCATCGCAATGGCGGCGGGCGGATGCGCTTCGCATGGTTCGCGGACGGGCCAGGGATTCTGGTGCCAGATGTCTCTACGGTGACGACTCATGCGTTATTGTCTGCGTCTCATAGCGATACGACGGCGCAGGCCGTCTCGCGCGGCAGCTTGATCTATGGCAATGCCACGCCGACGTGGAACGAGCTGACGCTCGGGGGCGCGGCGGGTTCGTTTTTGCGCCGGGACGCCAACGACGTGATGTGGAGCACGCTGGTACTGCCGAACGCGGCGACGCAGGGCGATTTGTTGTATGCGAGTGGAGCGAATACGATTGGGAACCTGGCGGACGTGGCAGTGGGGCAGGTGCTGGTCTCGGGTGGGGTCGGAGCCGCACCAGCGTACAGCGCCAGTCCGACGCTGACAGGGCTGATGCTCTCCGGGCTGACGGCTTCCACGCTCATTTACTCCAATGCAACCAAGGCGATCACGAGCCTGGCGAATGCGGCGGGTTATCTGTACAACAATGGGGCGGGGGTGCTGTCGTGGGCTGCGACCGCTGCGCCGACGGCGCACAACTTGTTGAGCACGAGCCACGGGGATACAGCGGCGGCGGCGGTTGCGGATGGTGACATTATCATTGGCAATGCCACGCCAGCGTGGTCGAGGCTGGCCATCTCTGTCCCGGCGGCGGGGACGCTGAATTATCTGGGCGTGAACAATGCGGAGCTGCGGCCAAGCTGGAAGAGCGCGTCGAGCAACCCGGGCGCGGCGGCGAATATTTTGCAATCTGACCCGAGTGGGTATCTGCAATTGACCAGGTTGGGGGCTGGCATAGCACCATCGTATCCATTACATTCTCTCTCAACTGCTGGGGCGCAATTGTGCCTCAGCTATAACGCGAACGCTTACACAACTTTCCAAACGAGCACCGGATGGATTAAGATCAGCAATATCTATACAGCCGGAGATGGGCACACGGCGATTGATTTGGTTTGTGGTCAATCTTCTCCATCCAAGTCTGTAGTTGCTGTTTCTAATTATAATGGCGTAATCGCTTGTGTGGACACGGATACAGGGGCAACCCAAATGCACCAGTGGTGGAAGGCGACTGGCGCTGGCGGCGGGACTGTTTTTACTACTCTAGGACAGCTTGATCAGGATGGTGATTTGCGTGTGCTGGGTGGTTTACACGTCGGCTCGACAGCCACAGATCCTGGCGCGGGAGAGATTTTCCTCAATGGCAACCGGGTGCGCGGCAGCGTCTCTAGCTCGAATTTCAGGATGAAGTATATTGATGCACTGGCGGTGGATGCCGTCGCAGCGCTGCTGCACTCGGATGCGATTGCGGCGTTCGTGATCATTCATCACGTGGGGGCGGGGACCTTCGCGCTATATCACACATCGGGCGGGGTATACACGACGACCGAGTGGCAGGATCCAAGCGGCTTGTTCACAACGACCAAAGACAATGCCGGGACCATCAACATCTATTGGGATGCAGGCGGGGCGCGCTACGAGGTGCAGAACAAAACGGCCGGGGCGATCTATCTCGGAATTTATTATTTCACGAATATCTGAATCAGGGCGATGGCGGGCAACTGGGTAGGAATGTAATGATTGCTTTGACTGAAGTCGGAATCACAGATGCGGACTATGCGGCGGCGGCGAATGGCGGGCCGTACGTCACGATTGACTCGACCGGCAAACATCTGACTGCACCAGATGCCAGTTGGCAGGAGCCGGGGGCAAATACATTTCTGGTGTGGGCATGGTGTTATAAGCATGGCGAGCCTGGCGCAGTCCGCTTGCCCATTTTGTCCAAGTACGATACCGGCGTGGCGGCAGACCGGGCATGGTACCTGGATATGAACGGGGCTGATCCGCTGTATGCCACATTGGGGGTTTACAATGCCGCGCTGGCGTCGCTGATCACCATCACGTCTACGCGCCTGATCCCGGCGGATGCGTGGGCCTTTGTGGCGGGGTATTTTCAGCCTTCAATGTTGATGCGGGTGTACGCTGGCCTGGCGGTCGAGGTGGCTGTGACGATTAATTCACTGACGAGCAATGTGCCGGCATCTATTCAAAATGGCGCTGCTCCGTTCGCGGTTGGCGCTCGTCACGCGAGCGGGGTGGTGGATACCACGAATCACTTTTTCGGGCGCATCGGGATGTTCAAGGGCGTGTGCAACGTGCCAGCGACTTGTGTGGACGAGCACGTGGCGCGGGTTTTCCGGTCAATGCGGCATTACTATGCCGATTTGGCGTAGGGGGAATAGAGACATGATCATCAATCTCAAAACTCAACTGGTAGATTTCAAGGGCCAGCCCATCGAGATGGACGAGCAGATTTGCCCGACGTGCCGCAGACCAATTGCGCCGACGAAAACCATCCTTGGTGATGTGCTCCTGACTGCCATCAATGGGCACAAGGAACGCGAGGAACTTTCGCTGGACGAACAACGGCGACGGTTCAGGCTAGGAGTTCGGATTGCATCTGCCGATGAGATTGAATTTTCTGCGGCGGAGATTGTGCTACTGGAGGATCAAGTGCGTAAATTTTATGCTCCGGTGGTCACAGGGCAAGTGTGCGATCTGCTCGAGCCGCCAAAATCATAGGGGGGAAGGGGGTAAGAGCTGCACTCACCCGCTTCTCATAACAACTATTATTTTACCTATAGGAGAAAAGCATGATGGGCGACTTGAGTGGAATCAGTTTGCCGGAACTGTACTTGCGAGTTGGCGTGCTCGATCGAATCATTGCGGAAAGCCAGGGCGATCCACGTGTGGTCGAGCCTAAACGACAGCGGGAAATACTTGTCGCGGAAATTCAACGGCGGAATCCACCCGCGCAGGTTATTGGTGTCAGGCCGATTGCCATGATAGGCAAACAGCCTGGCGTAAAGGAGTAAAAAAATGGCTGAAGGCGATGGAGCGATCTATAACAATTTCAAGGAGCAGGTCTTGGAGGGCGTGTTCAACCTGGCCAGCGGCGGGCACACGCTGAAACTCACGCTGCACACGGGCTACACGCCGGATATTGACGCCCACACCGTGTGGGCCGACGTGAGCGCGACGGAGTACGGCACGGCCTCTGGTTACACAGCCGGCGGCGCGACGCTGGCCGGGCAGGACGTGACGCAGGACAATACGAACGATCGGGGTGTGTTCGATGCGACCGATGTAACCTGGGCAAGTCTGGGGCCGCTATCGCCTGCCACGCCGAGCCACTGCATCCTGTGGGACGACTCGGTGGCGGGCGATCCGCTGATCGCGTATTGGGCGCTCGGTACCACGGCAACCAATGGAGGGAACTATACGATTCAATGGAACGCGAGCGGCATCATCACGGTTACGTGAGTATGCAAAGATGAACGCGGTCAGGAGGCATGATGACGGTCAGGTTTTACATCATACCGATTGAGCAGGTGGGCAATTATCGCGGGCCAGAGTATTTCACGTGGCGCAACGATGCAAATCCGCCAAGCATCGATTGTCCATGGAACATGATTGACTATGGTCTGGTGAACCGCGCGGTCATTGCAGCAGACGTGACGACAACCCAGCACAGCGAACTGGTTACACATGGCGACGTTTTGGCGTTGCCTGTGAACCTGGATCAAGCGATGACCCAGGCGGCTGTCAATACGTCGCAAACATTCCTGGAGAATGCCGGCGTCCCTGCCGGCTGGATCAACACCAGCTACACCTACCGTGAGGTATTGCGCATTGTCACATCTATGTTCCTCTACATCCAGCGCGTGACCGCGATCCTGGAACACCAGATTGTTCTCACGGGTGGGGTGCTCAATCGGCAGATGAACGAGATAAGCGCAGAAATCCGGGACGCAATGGCGCAAGCGGCTGATGAGATGGAGTATGACTATTCGTGGGTAACAGGCGCGACGACCGTGCGGCAGTTGCTGAAGGCGATGGGCGATGCCTGGGGTGACAAGCCGATCTACTTCGGGTTCGTGGAATTGTAGGTAAAACAATGGCTTTACCCGCGACCGATAGTTTTACCGGAACGAACGGTACCCAGATCGAGGTGTATTCCGCGAACTGGACGCTGAACGCGGGCGCAATCGATATTCAGAGCAATGCAATCGCGCCCGATAATCCGACCGATGAGAGTGGAGCGCATTGGAACGCCGATTCGTTCAGCAATGATCAATACGCCGAATTAACGCTGGCTGCCCTGGCAAGTGGATACCAGATTGGGCCGGCGGTTCGCGCCCATGTCAGCGCCGCGACCTACTACATTTATTACACGGACGGCGGCGCAACGCAGATCGCCAAAATGGTTGGCGGGGTTTGGACACAACTCGGCTCTGATTTGGCGAACCCGGCGAATGGATCGGTTCTAAAGCTAGAAGTAAGCGGCACAACCCTTACGGCCTATGATGATGACGTCAGTCAGGGAAGCCGCACAGATTCCTCCATCGCATCCGGTTACGCGGGCGTAGCTGCATACGGCGACAACACGACTACACGTGGAGATAATTTTGAGGGCGGCAACCTGGGAGTTACTCCGGTGTCTATCGCCGTGGATGCGCTGGCATTGGCGGGCGCGGCGCAAGCGGCGGACGTTCAACCAGGTGCGGTATCAGTTGCAGCCGATGTACTGAGCCTGGCGGGCGCAGCGCAGGCAGCGAGCGTCCAGAGCAGCATCTCGATCCCAGCCGACACGCTGGGTCTGATCGGCGCGGCGCAAGCGGCGGACGTCCAGCCGGGTGCGGTGTCTATCGCCGTGGACGCGCTGGTATTGGCGGGCGCAGCGCAAGCGCCGGATGTCCAGCCGGGCGCAATCTCAGTTGCAGTAGATGCACTAACTCTTGCCGGCGCGGCACAAGCAATGGATGTCCAGGGTGTTGTGTCCATCGCCGTGGACGCTCTGACTCTGACCGGTGCTGCTCAAGCGACGGATATTCAACCAGGGGCAGTGTCGGTTGCCGTAGACGCGATCGGCCTGGCGTGTGTGGCGCGGGTAGCTGGCGTCCAGATCGGCGCCGTGACCGTGGTGGTCAATGCGCTTACGATGACCGGAGCAGCGCAGGCCACTGATGTTCAGCCAGGGGCGGTATCCGTCGCCGTAGATGCGCTGGATTTTGCCGGTGCAGCGCAGGTCCTGGATGTCCAGCCAGGGGCGGTGTCAGTTTCTGCTGATGCGCTGGCTATGAATGCGACCCCATTGGCAATGACTGCCTTCACCGCCGGGGGCGTCGTTCTGGCGATGGCCGTGCTTGGACTGACGCTCTCGGCCCGTGGTATCGGAGCACTCTCCGTGCCAGAGGTGCGGATCGCATTGATTGACAACCTCACACCGATTAAGAGTGCCGCCGACTTGACGGCCATGAAGATGGTGGATGACTTGACAGCCAGGAAATCAATAGTTTTTTGAGGTGGCCATGGAGACTTTTAAGATACGCGCCAAGGTGACAGATCCGATTATCTTTCAGTGCCAGCAGCAAGTTGGCAATGATGCCCCCCCTGTTCCGGTTGATTTGACCGGTGTGGATGCGGTCGAATTGCACGCACGCGAGCGAACAACTGGCGCTGTCTTGACGTTTAAGTCATCCGATGTGCCACCCTTGATCGCAGTCACCGATGAAGACAATGGCGAGGTGACATTCTCGCCACTCGCTACAACGTTTGTGGCGGCGGCCCAATACAATGGATGGCTGAGGGTGACTGATGCGCTTGGGAAGATCATCAGTTATCCCACGGGTGAATTTTTTACATTGGTCGTGGTTGAAGAATTCTAGCATAACAAAAATACGCGGCGTGGAGCGCCGCGTGTTGGGCATTACTGAATGTTCCTAGCATCCAGCCTGCGGGCGGGACTCGCCCGGCACTGCCAAAATAGGCTCGGCAAGGCCCCTTGTCGAGCCTATTATATTCTATTTGTTATGTAGTGTCAATGGGACACTAAAGCACTCCCCCTCATCCCCAACCCTTCTCCCGATTCACCCAAAGCATGAATCGGGAGAAGGGAGTTATAGTCGCCAATGCTCGACCGGGGAGGCGAGGCGATGGGCGGCCTGCACATCGGTCTGGGCCAGGTCGAGATAGTGCCTGACCATTTCCATTGTGGAATGGCCAAGTATCTTTTGCAGGGTGAACACGTCGCCGCCGTTGCGCAGATAGTTGATAGCGAAGGTGTGGCGAAAACGATGGACATGCGCGCCCTGGACGCCGGCGCGGTCGCCGATATCGGCGATCATGTGGGCCAGCTCGTCGCGGCGGAGTTGCTGGCCGGTGCGGGTGACCATCAGGTAATCGCTGACGCGCGCCTGGGGGCGCGTGGAGAGGTAACGCCAGATCGCCTGGCCGGTGCGCGGGCCGATGGGGATCTGGCGTTCTTTGTCGCCCTTGCCCATGACGACGATGTGGCGATTGTGCAGGTCAACTTGCTTGATGCGCAGCTCGCTCAGCTCGCTGGCGCGGATGCCGGTGTCAAGCAGGATCAGGATGATGGCACGGTTGCGCGTGGCGTTGACGATGGTATGGTTGCACTCGCGCTTGCCGGTGCGAACGTAGGGGCGCGATTTGTCTATGGCGCGGAGGATGGCTTGCACATCGGATTCGGTGTATGGGACAATAGCGCGTTCTTCCGGCTTGGGCGGCTCGACCTGGCGGACGACGTTGGCAGCGGCAAGGTTTTCACTCACAGCCCAGCGCCACAATGATGACAGGCCCGTGTGGTAGTTGAGCAGCGTTTTGTCCGAGACGGTTTGCTCGGCGAGGAAGGCGCGCACGTGGGCGGCGGTGACGTCGCAGATCGGCGGATCTGTTTTCAGGTGCGCAGTGAATTTGTTGAAGGTGGTGGAATAGTCGCGCAGTGTGTTTGAACTGAGACGGCGAGCCTGGGCATAGAGCAGGTAGCCTTGAATGGCTTGAGTGAACTTGATGCGATCCATGTGACCTCCGGTTGATCGCCCCCAGAACACATAATTTGAAAAGCAGGTAAGATAATTGTGCGGGGGCTTTTTTTTGAGTCATCCGTGTGCTCTGCGGTTGGAGGTCCGCCAGACCGATGCCCACAGGGAATGGGGAATTGAGTGACCGTGTGGGCGTCGGTGATGGAAAGTGGGCGGTAGAGGGCTCGAACCTCCGGCCTCACGGATGTCAAGAGTGTGAGGCGAATGGGGAACCGCTATGCACACGGAGACGGTTTTGACGTTTCCGCGTGCTGGTGGGTTGGCTCATACGTGTGTCAGTGGGTTGATGTCTTGCCTCGCAAGATAGGTAATATAATTTGTCTTATGTCCCTATGGTTATGGCAACGATTCACACGCGATGCCATCCTTGTCGCTGTCCAGTCCCCACAGGTTGTTGGTTCGATTGCCTCCACAGAATTCCCAACATGCCTGCGCTGCCCGATGCGTTGAAAAGTCCGTGCAGTTATAGTCACTGACAGCGCAGTTGCATGGCGCGGCTGCCGGCGGCGGCGACGTGGGCACGATCACCTTGGCGGCCGTGGCCGTAGGCTGCGCCGGGTACGGCGATGGCCTGGCTGTCCATGTGGCCAATGGCCTGGCTGTCCATGTCGGGAGTGCCCGCGTTGGCGCAGCGGTCCGCGTGGCCGAAGGTGCTTGGGTCAGTGTCGGCGGAATGGCGGTTGGCATGGGCGTGATGGCCGTCGCGGTGCGCGGCTCGCCGGTTGGCTCTGGATTAGTGGGAATGGGCGAAGGCGTGTCACCTGGTTGGAGGATTGGCACTTCTATCGCTCGCGCTTCGGTGGCGCGCAAGTCGGCGCGATAGGTGGCCGTGGCGCTGGTGGGCATCTTGTCGCCAGTGATGATTGAGGCCAGGACACAGAAGCACAACACGATGGTGAACAGTGCGGCACATGAGATGATTGGCAGGCGTTTCTTGAAGCGGCCGCGTTGCATGTTACTCCCCTACCCTGTCCCCAGGATAACCAGCGGCAGCCAGGCCCAGCGCCAATAGCGCGGGGCGAGGTTCCACACGGCCAGCAGGTAGAGCGTGCGACGGTCCTCAACGCTTAGGCTTGGCCACACGCGATTCAGCCGGCGCAGCCAGTGATTCATCTTTGCCTGCCTCTTTTTCTGCCAGCTCCACAATGTACTTTTTGCGGCTCTCGGAGACGCGGTGCCAAATGCGGGTCATGCGACGCAGGTATGGATCGGGCCGGGGCAGGTCAACCAGATCATAGATTTCGTCGCCGAGCTTGTCGGCAATGCGATCGGCGGTGACTTGTGACATGCTGGTCCGCCGATTATTGACAAATGCATTGAGCAATGACTCTTGGATTTCAATGTAATCTGCGAACGCGGTCAAACTTCCATGATATCGGTCTTGTGTTGCGCGCCATTCGAGAAACTTGGCGTTGAGCCAATTGGCCAGGACGCTGTTTTCTCTTGTCATTGTTAGATTTTACGACTTTCAAATTTGCTTGTCAACAAGTGTTGACAAGGTTGAGAAACTGTTATACAATTCAAACAGTGTATGGAAATTGACACAGTGATAGGCGGCGATGATGAGCAAGATGACGATTCCCCAAATTGTCGAGAAGAGCTTGAATGAACAGGGCGGTAACGGCAAGCCTCTGCCATTGCGAGTTTTTGCCGAGGCCCTGACGGCCGGCATCCCCAATCTTTCGATTTCCCATCAGACAGTGGCCTATTGGCTGAATGGCGAGCGCGAGCCTGGCATAGAGACGTTGATGACGTTGATGTTCAAAACCAGGCCGGACGACTGGCGGCACGCGCTGGCGAGTGACTTGATCGCGGTCAAGATCGCCCAATCCGCCGCCGAATAGGTCGGCACAAGAATGCTGTGAGAATGGTGTGAGCCTTGTACAAGTGTCTCTCTCCAGGTGAGGATAAAGTGAGCCAATTCATCGTTCCGCATCAATTCCTGATCGATATGCTCAATCTATTGGCGAATGAGGTTACGACCGACGAACAGCGCCGCGAGTTACACGCGACTCTGTTTGAGACGGACATGGGCGATCAGGCGCTGGAAGCCTTTGAAAAGGCGACCGGCCTGACTCTGGCTCCAGTTGAATTGTTCGAGCGTGTGCTTGAACTTGGACCATTGACTATCGAGGTCGGGCATGTCGTCGCCCCAAGCGCCGGGCCGAAAGGAGAAATATGCACCACGAATCAGAGTTGAGCGATGAGATGAAAGAGGCCATTCGGAAAGCACAAGAATTATCGGCAGCTGCATTGGGCGCGACGGGACGATTCCCCGACGGCAAGCTAACTCCCAACGATGAGGGGGAACTCGCTTTCCAGGTTGGTGCGCTCAAGGGCAAGGTCATTCTCAATTTCGGCCAGCCGGTGGCCAGTCTGGGCCTGTCGCCAACTCAGGCACGTGAGTTGGCAAAAACATTGCGCCTGTGGGCAAATCGCGCCATTCGTCCATCGTATCAGTGAGACTAGCGAATGGCAATCGCCTGTGTACACAGGGAAGGAGTTTGGCATGACGCAGATGATCCTGAATCACCAGACGGTGACGAACCTGGACAAGCTGATCCGGTTCACGCTCAACGGCCAGGAGATGGTCCGGCGGCTGGTGATCACGGCATTCAAGCCGGAGGAAATCAGCCTGGCGGCGCCGGTGGGCTGGAAGCTGGCGAACGCGCAGCCTGGCGCCACGTTTGAGATTCCGGTCGAGGACGAGCCGAGCATCCAGTATGAAGTGTTGAGCATCGAGGGCTGACATGACGCCGATGATCAGCCTGATGGGTTTCGTGTTGTTGGTGTGCGCGGCATTGGTGCTCAGGATCGCCGTCGAGGCGGCCTGGGCGCTTTTTGATTACAGCCTCTGGCTCAGTGCGCCTTATCCTCGCACGCGGGATGTGTTGGCCGACCAGGTGCGATCCAGGCGCGGGCGCGGCTGGCGCTGGGTGATGTGGGCTGGGTTGTTTGTCCTGGCCTTTTTGGGATCTGAATTTCTGGCGATGGCGCTATGGACGACGTTCAATTAGGCTCTGAGATTGCTTCGTCGCAAAAGGCGCTCCTCGCAATGACAGGGCGGCCTGGAACGCAGGTATGGCGGGTCGTGGACGCCGGACCCGAGCCGACAACGAGTGACTTGATCGTCGAGTGGGGGCGGGTGACGGTGATGTGGCTGGACGGGCGGCGTCCGAACAGCCAAAAGTCGTACTTTCAGGCATGGTGCGAGTTCTTTGGGCGCGGGGTGGACCTGGGCGCGATCAAGGATCGGATGGAACGCATCCGCGAGATCTTGACTTGCACCTCGCCAATGGATAAGCGCACGTGGCTCAAGCCGTGGAGCGCGACGTCGTCGGATGCGGAGGCGTGGAAGTTTGAGCTGCGCAACACCGTGATCGCGACGGGCAAGGCGCACGGGGGCGCGGCGCTTTCGGATGCGACGGTGGGCTTGAAGCTGGCGGCGATGTCATCGTTCTACCAGTTCGCGTGCAAGTTTCCGATCCGGAGGCCGGACGGCTCCGAGGCTCCGCTGTGCGCATTCAATCCCTTTATGATCGTCGAGCGTCCTAATGTTGATGCGTTCGACAAGGCGAGATGGCTCACGCCGGAGCAGGTCAAGGCATTCTTATCGGTCATTCCCACGGATACGCTGGGCGGGCTGCGCGATTGGGCGCTGATGCTGTTTTACGCGACGACCGGTCGCCGCAACAGCGAGGTGCGCCTGCTGCAACGCAAGCATTTTGAGCCGCAGGACGATGGGCGGGTGTTTATCCGGCTTGAGGCCGAGATGTGCAAGGGCAAGCGCGGGCAGATGTACGAGCTGCCCGGCGAGGTGTGGACGGCGACGTGCGAGTATTTGAAGGCGGTGGGGCGGCCCTTCGAAGCGCTCAAGCCGGACGATTACGTCTTTACGGCGCTTTCCAACTGCGTGACCCGGCTGCGGAAGTCGGACGGGAGCGCGCTGGTGCAGGCGGGGGCGTATCGCTCGAGCGGGTCGCCGCTTTCGGCAAAAGAGATCGGGCGGCTGGTGAAAAAGTACGCGGTGCGCGCGCGGATCGGCGTGGTGACGATCGAGCGTGTAGACGAGCGCGGGAAGAAGCACACGCGGACGACGAGCACGGTCAAGCCGCACATGCTGCGCCATTCGTATGGTCGGGCGATGGTGGACGCGGGCGCTCAACTGCCGGTGATCAGCAAATCCATGGGGCACGCTTCGCTGGACATGACCAAGCGGTACACGGACAAGCTCAAGGAGCGGGAGCAGACCGAGTTCGACGAGCGGGTGATTGACCTCTTTGGCGTGCGCGGGCTGGTGAAAAAGCGCCACAAGCGGTTGGGGACATAAATCAAATTATGTTACCTATCTCGCCAGAGATGCTTCGCTTCGCTCAGCATGACATATATGGGCAGGTTGTTAAGGTGTTAGCTGGCATCCCTTCAGCACATATTGACCGGGGGCGCGGCTGATGTGCGGAATGGGAAGCCGACCGTAGGCCCTAAGGGTCTCACACAGACCCTTAGGGTTCTATGAATCAAGAGTAGCACAGAAAGGACGGCTTGTGACAATGTTGATGGTCAATGCAGCGGAGGTATTCCGTGCCTCCGAGTGAAAGATTCGTACACGAGGCGGCCGAGATCGTGTTTTGGCTGTTCCTTGCTATGACTGCTCTTGCAAGTGGAATCATCGCATTGCTTGGAGGCAGTGATGATGACTCCGGCAAGGGCCGTGGATATTGAACGATGTGGAATGATCTGGATCGCAAGCTGATTTACCTGGCGGCGCTGGCGATGGCGATAGCGTTTGAGCACCACTGGTTTGCGGCTCGCTGGAAGCGGTACGAGCGGGCGCGGTGGACGATGGGCGTGGCGACGGTGCTGGCGATGGCGCTGCCGCTGGCCATCAGCGGCGTGCTGGACCTGGATACGCTGGCCTGGCTGGTGGCGGCGTTCGGGGTGGCCGGCGCGGTGACGACGGGGCTATACATCAACGAAGCTGCGGAGGTGAATCGCCGTGCGCGAGAAATTGCGCGCGAGAGCGCGGAAGCTGACAGATGGGGAACTAGAGTTTTTGGAGAATCTGACGGCGCTGGCGATCCGGATCGAGCTGAATGCGAAGGCCGTGATGTACGGGCTTGATCAGCCGGAGGACGTTGACCTGCAGGCCCAGGTGATCACGAGCGCGCAAAGGATCCGGCGTTACGTGATTGATGAAAAGGCGCGCAGGAGAGAGCAGTGTTAAAGCGGGAGACTGAGGGGGCGGCCCTCAGTCTCGTGGATGGTACAAGACCACGGATGGTGGTCGTTGCGTCTGTGATTATAGCACAGATGGAAGGGAAAGGGACAATGAAAGCTAAACGGGTAACGAGGATCGTGCTGTGGATGACGGAGGAAGAAGCGCAGAGAGCAGTGATAAACGTGACGGATGCGCAGATCGCCATCCATGCAGCGCTGCGTGAGAATGAGCCGCTGACCATTACAGAACTGATCGAGCAAAATGCGCCACGTCTGCTTGCCGCGCCAGGTGGCGACGGCAAAGGCAGAAAGAAGCACAAGGTAACCCGGGTCAAGTCGCCCAAGTTGCCCAGGTCGAGCAAGCGGAAGCCGATGAAGAAACCGGCGCCTAAAGAGTGCCCGTTCTGCCACGAGATGAAAAGCCCGTTTGGGTTCAAGAAGCATTTGGCGTCGTGCGACCGGCTTCACAACATGCAGCCCAAGGCGCTGGTTGAGAATGGAATCTAGTCCTCATGGGAATTTGTGAAGCTGACCTGGAGCGGCTGCATCGGGTGAACCAGGAGCTTGACCGGCGATGGCGGCAGTGGTGGGTCTTTCGGAGCGCGGTCGAGGGCGGGGATCCACGCCGGCAGTTGGCGAACGCGGTCGAGTTGCAGGTGATGTGGCGGCTGGAGGAGCGCGGGCACCTGGCCGTGCGCCAGAGGCACAAGGCGCATTTCGATCTGAATGTGCAGGGGGTGCGAGTCGAGGTCAAGGTCAGCCGGTGGGATGGCAGCCGGTACGAGGCGAACCTGCACAATAATGAGGCCGACGTGCTGGTGTTCGGCTGCCTGGACGGGGATGTGCATTTTTTCGTGATGCCGTTCGAGCAGGTGGCCGGGCGGACGGTGATCAAGGTGCCGTGCCACGATCCACGCGATTACGCGCGGTGGACTATGTTCTATGAGAATTGGGAGCTGGTTGACGAGCTGGTGCGTGCCGGGCGCAATCCCTGGCAATTGAGTTTGTGGGGAGGCTGACGTGATGACTCATTTCATCGGTTACGGCACGCTGGAAGAGTGGGCGGAGGCCGTGTCGATCATGAAATGTGGGCGCGAAAGCAGAGGTGGCAAATGCTTGATAGAACGCTCGATTATATGAAATATCGCTGGTACATGCTGTGCGCTGAGGTCTGGCTGGCATTGCAGCGCGATCGAGACCTGGCGATTGCCGAGACGCTGTTCCACGCCAACCGCTATGCCATGCAGCACAAGCACAGCGCGCAGGCAAGCCGCATCTATACGCTCAAGAATCACATCATCGCGTACTTTTACCAACATTACTGTTCGTCTGTGACGATCTCACGCCAGTCATTCGAGTGCTGGTCGTGCGGCGGGACGGGTTGGTATGACACAGACCGCGAGTGCTGGAAGTGCGGCGGGACGGGCGTTTACCGCTCGACGCTGCTCTACCGCTTCGTGTTCAATATCGGCAGTCAATCCTTTGTGTGGCACCAGCCCAAGGCGCTCATGATGTTCCCCGTGACGCTGACCACGGACGACGTGGGCAGGTACGATGAGCGGCAAAGCCAGCCCGTGCCTGGCCGTTTCAATCCCGATGTGGCGATTGCGCGCATGGCGGCTTACGCACCGGAGATCATTTATCACATGATGCCGTCGTTGATGCAGGCGATCCGGTGTGACGTGTTCGATTTGCCCATCAGCCTGAGAGGCTGGTGGAGCGCATTTAGTTTTGATTGGGGATACCGCCTGTCACATCGTGGTCAATCGCCCTATCGAGATGACGACGACGAAATGTCAGGGCTATAGGATGATTACATGGAGAATCCAACTGCGACTGTTCTATGGCAACGTGGTATACGCCTACAGGTCATTCAGGATCAACTCGACGCGGAGAGAATTACAAAAGAAGAAGCACTCGAACTCTTGGCGCTACCGTTGTCGCCTGGAAAAGGCGATCCGATAGATGATTCGCAATTATTGATTGTTCGCCAATGACTGGATTCTCGCCTTCGCGGGACATAAACAGGATTACTTTACCTATGCCGAACCAGGTCAAGCAGGGTCTTGAAGTGGTTGTCATGGCGCCACATAGCATCGAGGCGGAGGAGTCGGTGCTTGGGTCGGTGTTGATTGATCCGGCGGTGCTGCGCGACGTAGGCAAGATGCTGAGTGTGTCTGACTTTTTCATCATCAAGAATGGCTGGGTATTTGACGCGATGCTGGACATTGCAGCGGGTGGCGAGCCGGTGGATTTTCTAACGCTGTGCAACAAGCTGGAGATGCGCGGCCAACTGGCCGAGGTGGGCGGGGCGGCGTACATCAGCCACTTGATCAATGTGGTGCCGACGGCGATCCACGCGGATGGATACGCGCGGATCGTCAAGGAAAAGTCGGTGCGCCGGCGGGGACTGGGCCTGGCTTCGGACCTGGCGGAGCGGATGTATGACGAGACGGCTTCTCCCTTCATCGGGCTGGACCACTTTCACAACCGGGCCAAAGCAATGCGAGTGAGTGAGGCGGCGCGGATGGGCGGGGAGATCCCGGTCATTTCGGCGGATGAGATTTTGAGGGCCGAGTATCCAGCGCCGTACCTTGCCGTGGAGGGGATGCTGACGAGCGGGATGGCGATGCTGGGGGCGAAGGCGAAGCAGCACAAATCGTGGATGGCGCTGCAATTGTTGTGCGCGATCTCGTCGCCGAGCGGGTATTTCATGGGCCGGAAGCTGGAGCACGGGCGGGTGCTGTACGTGACGCTCGAGCTGACGCTGCGGGAATTGAAGAATCGGATGACGGCGCAAAGCTGGCCGGGCCAGTTGCCGTTCGACGTGATCACGCCCGAGACGTATCAGGAACGCCTCGGGGATATTTCCAGGTCGGGAGCGGACACGCTGTGCAAGTTGATGCTGGATAGTGATTACCGCATGGCGGTGATCGACCCGTTCAACCTGGCGATGGCGTATGGCAACACGGATATGTATGACCTGGTGGCGATGACGGAGGCGATGGCGCGGCTGCAGCGCTTTGGGGTGGAGCACGACCGGGTGATCCTGTTCGTGGTGCATTATCCGAAGGAATTGCGCGAGGCGCACGATCCATTTGCGGACATGATGGGCACGATCGGGATCGGGAACTCGGCGGGGACGGCGTGGGGCATTTACCGCGAGCGCGGCCAGCAGATGGCGGAAATGGTTATCTCGGGCCGGAATCTGCCGGAGGAGTTGTGCCTGGCGGTGCGGTTCGACCGGCAGACGTGCACGTGGGTGTACGAGGGCAAGGCGACGGACCTGGTGATGACGGAGCAGCGGGTGGAGATCTTGCGGGTGCTGGCGCTGAATGGGCCGCAGACGCACAAGCAGATCGCGGAGCTGGTGGGGCAGAACGGGGGGAACGTGTCCCGGCGCATCAGCGACTTGATGCGCGAGGAGATGATCGAGGAGGTCACCAGCGGGACACGCAGGCAATTTAATCTGACAGACGATGGCAAGCTCAGGCTGGAGGAGTTTGACCGGAGCAATCGAAAGTAGAGTCAGGATGATAGTCAACATCAGGTGTGCGAGATGTAAGTCACCGTTGGAGATACGCGGTGGCTCTTGGATGCAGAATGTTTCGGAATTGGAGTTTGAGGTCTTGCCATGCGAGAACTGCATCGAATTGGCAATAGAGAAATCAGCGGAGGGCCGCCCAACTCCCGTTTCAGATGACGCGGACAATGACGATCTAACTGAATCGGAATTATCGAACGATGAGCTGGATGACCCACGCATGGATGAATTTGGACGTTATGTTGTTGTAGGTTGTTGTAGGTTGTTGTACCCTGTTGTAGGTGTTGTAGGTTGTTGTAGGGTGTGGATAACTCGTGGGGGGGCCTTTGCCCCTACAACACCTACAACAAATTTCAAAAAGTTATGTACTAATCAATGATGATGCGGATTGTACCCATTTTAACCGATCTACAACTCGATCTACAACAGGGTACAACAGGGTACAACAATATAACTGGATTAGGAATTGTAAAGTTATTAGAGGCAAGCAAAACGGATGAGTAGGAAGATACGGAGGTATAAATGCCAGCAGGACCATTGAAACGTATCGGACAATTTCTGCGTGAGGCGACGACTTGTCCAGTGTGTGGCAGGTCAAAAATGGTGATGGCTACCGGATGGCGCGGGCATGGAACTGGTCAGCATGGATCGGCTCATTATGATGCTACCAGCCATGAGCCAATCAGCACAGAAACACACTGCACTTGTCCAGGCGGGCCATGTGATGTTGCCGGACTCTTGAAATCGCAGGCGGCAAGCGAAACGGCTGAGTAGGCAGATGAGGTAACAGTCCACGTGAGTATTGAACGTCGTACAACGAATCCAGGCAGGCGCGAACGAGAGGCTGGAAAACGCCATAGGCGTGCCCGTTACTGGGATTCCAGGATGGGAGCGGGGGCGACACCGTTGAAGCTCGGGCGCAAACACGCTGGTCGTCACGCTGGTCGTTGGTTCAAGAAAAGTCTGGCTGTGGCCGATGCGCTGATTACAGCGGATGCGCTGAGTACAGCGTAGGGCCGAAACGCCGGGGGGGAGCGTGCGCTGGAGTGTCGCTCGTAGGTCTCCCCCCACGCTTGCTGCATGTAGGTTAGATTATGGTTAAATCGCAGACGTTCAGCATTGGCAAAGTGGCGGATTCGGGTGCTGTGCCACTCCGGGTTGACTTGCCGCGCCTGGTGGATACGCGGATGCTGATCCAGGCGAACAGCGGCGGCGGCAAGAGTTGGCTGCTGCGCCTGATGGCCGAGCAGGTGGCCGACAAGGTGCAGATCATTCTGCTGGACCCGGAGGGGGAGTTTGCGACGCTGCGCGAAAAGATTGACATCGCGCTGGTGGGCCAGGGCGGGGAGATCGCTGCGGACGTGCGATCGGCCGCGCTGCTGGCACGCAAGGTGATCGAGAAGCGCATCTCGGTGATCGTGGACTTGTACGATTTGAAGCTGCCTGACCGGCGGCGGTACGTGCGGCTGTTTCTGGAGGCGTTGATGAGCGTGCCGCGCGCGCAATGGCACCAGGTGCTCGTCATCCTGGACGAGGCGCACATCTTTGCGCCTGAAAAGTCGGCCGGGGAGTCGGAGGCGACGAGCGCCGTGATCTCGCTGATGTCGCAGGGGCGCAAGCGAGGTTTCGCGGGGATTATCTCGACGCAGCGGCTGAGCAAGCTGCACAAGGACGTGGCGGCGGAGACGAATAATGTGGTCATCGGGCGCACGTGGCTGGACGTGGATCAGCAGCGGGCGGGGGATCTGCTGGGGATGAACAAGGCGGATCGGCAGGCATTGCGGGACCTGGCGCCGGGCGAGTTTTTTGCGTTCGGGCCGTCGCTGAGCGTGGCGGGCGTGGTTCGATTCAGGTCTGATCAGGTGGCGACGACGCACCCGAAGGCGGGCGAACGGCACACGATGGAAGTGCCGGAATCGTCGGCGGCAATTCGGGAGATTGTGGCGCAGATCGGCGACTTGCCGAAGCAGGCCGCGGAGGAGGCGCATACGCTGGCGGACGCTCAGCGCAGGATCGCAGAGCTGGAGCGGCAGATCAGGGCGCGGCCCATCCAGGTGGAACAGAAGGTTGAGACGCGCGTGGAGCGAGTAGAGGTTCCCGTGCTGAAGAATGACGAGGCGGGCAAGCTGCTGAATACGGCGCGGGATCTGTCCGAGCTGGGCGCTCAACTGGCGTCTCTCTCGTCCGAGATCCGGAAGGCGGTAGACGACGCGGCGCGGATGAGGACGATGCCGGTGCGTGCGATTGCGACGGTGGCGCCGCCTCGAGCGGCCGGCGGCGCGGCGCGCCTTCGACCGGCGAGCGAGGCAGGGGAGATAAGAGATATTATATTACGCTCCGGCGAGCGCAAGATGCTGCAGGCATTGGCAGCACGTTATCCGGCCCGGTATACGCGCTCGCAGTTGGGGACGCTGGCAGGTTTCACGCCGAGCGGGGGGACGTTCGGGAATTATTTTGGAACGCTGAAGCGGATGGAGTTCCTCGTCGAAGCGGGGCGGGACGTGGAGATCACGCAGGCGGGGCTGGATTACCTGGGCGCGGACGTGCCGCCGAGGCCGGAGACGACGGGCGAGCTGTTGGCGATGTGGAAGGGGGCGCTGCGTGAGGGGGAGCGCAAGATGCTCGACGAGCTCGTGGAGGTATACCCAGATGGGCTATCGTTCGAGGAGTTGGGGGAGCGGACGGGGTTCACGGCGAGCGGGGGCACGTTCGGGAATTACCTGGGGACGCTGAGGCGGAACGGGCTGGTCGAGACGAGCGGCCGGCAGGCGAAGGCCAGCGCGACGCTGTTTGTTTAGTTGGGTCACTTACTCAAAAGCTATGAACACAAATGGGATTCGTGTAAAACCGGAGCCATATTGTCCAAAGTGTGGGGCCAAGATGGTGTTACGTCGCCCAAAGAGTAATCAACGTTGGCATCCGTTTTGGGGTTGCCCGGATTGGCCTGATTGTGATGGGAAGCGCCAAATCAATGACGACGGTTTGCCCGAACAGGATGATGAAGAATTGGAAAGCGCGGCCTAACTCACTTCATGGGCCGCCCGTACACAAAAGGAGAGTGCGATGGAGATGAAAGATTTTCGACAGGATCAGGCGAGTAATGTGCGCGCGGTGGCGCTGGTGGGGATCGTGCCGTCGCGGTGGCAGCCGCGCGCGCCGGTGTTTGACGCGCCCAAGCTGCTCGAGCTGGCCAAGAGCATCAAGGACAACGGGCTGATCAATCTGCCCTGGGTATTCGAGACGCCCACGCCGGATGGCGAGTCAGCCCACTTTGAGCTGGTGGCCGGAGAGCGGCGGG